TATAACGAGTTTAAGCGATTCTATATCTGGCTCACACCTCAACCTAACCTAAGTAAAGCAAAACGGGAATCGTTGTTTATTGAAATGCTAGAATCCGTTCATGTAACAGAAGCTGAGGTTATTTTATTATGTAAGGAAAGAAAGCTTAAAACTAAGTATAAAACTATTACTGATGATTTAGTTCGCGAAGCCTTTCCTAATTCCTTCTCACCTAAAGTAACCCAAGTAAAAAAGGAAGAAAAAGCCCCTTTAGTTTAAAATCTCTTTGGAACCGTATGTTCAACAAACCAAAACCTACCCCCTGGGTAGGTTTTTCCTCATTACCAGCACCAGAGAGATGGTTTAATGTTAAGCTGGCATCCCCTAGACGTAACCGTAGAAAATAATCCTAATGCCTGTATAATAGAGGTTGGAGGATATTATGACATTAATTTATACGAGTACTAAGTCTCAAGTTAAACCTAAGCAGCGTAGTAAAACCGAGCGTATGGAGTATGAAGCTTGGTGTGCTAAGCATGGAATAAACCCTTATGGAAAAACTAAAGTGAAACCTGCAACTGTTCGTGGTAAGAATCCCGTAGTAGTTACTAGTGCATTTCGTCGCGATACTCCTGTCATACCTAGTCATGACTCTGGTTCTCGTGGTGCTGTTACCTGGGCTAAAGGACCTAAAGTCTATACAGGAGATCAAATGATTGGTATTGCTACGATGCATAAGTCTAATTTAGTCCCTATTTTTCAAGAGTCAGCAGCAAAAGAAGTCTCTGCAATGAGACGTTAATTTATTATGGAGAAAGTATGAGTTTACCTAACGACCCTAAAGCACGTAAGTCTATTAAAGATTGTCTAGAACAAATTTCTCAAGCTATGTCGCGTATTGAGGATGAACGTGACTATATTAAAAATGCTATTAACGATATCTGTGAAGAACATACTCTAAGTAAAAAGACATTCCGTAAACTGGCCAAGACTTTTCATAAGCGTAACTTTTCAATTGAGGTTGCCGAACATCAAGAGTTTGAAACTATGTATGAAGAGCTTACTCAAGAAACTGTATTACCTATGTCTGCGTAAGTGGCTTTTTTATGAGAACTGTATATAATTTAGAATATAAAGTAGTAGATAAATTAGGTCGTCAAAAAAGCACCCACCATGTAGGTGTATTTGCTACTTTAGAAGATGTATCTCAAGCCCAACAAGCTATTATTCTGGAACAACCTAATGTAATTTTTGAAATCTATACCTGTGAACATATTTTTTCTTAACATCGACCCTTCTATTTGCGCACAACAACATGTAGACAAGCACGTTGTTAAAATGACTTTAGAATACGGTCAATTAATGTCTACTGCCCATCGAGTATTAGACGGGTTACCATATTACGGTAAAACGATTAATAACCGAAATATACAACGTTGGTTGCTTCCAGATGAGCGAGAGCAACATATCTGGAAAGCGTCACATTTTAAACATCCTTCCGGGTTATGGGTTCGCTCGTCAAGCGCCCACTATCAATGGTTATTTACATTATGGTTAGAGATGTTAAAAGAATATTCTTTTCGTTATGGTAAAATACATAAGGCAGTGGAAATGATAGATTGGTTTTCTAGGTTACCCAATAACATACCTAAAACTGGTTGGCTATCAGACCCACCGCCTGCTATGCCAGATAAATATAAAGATGTAAATTCTATTACTAGCTATAAAAATTATTATCGTCAGGGTAAAATTGATTTAGCTTCCTGGAAACATAGACAAAAACCGGATTGGTACTAATGCCCTTATACACTTTTAGAAATAAAGAAACAGGTGAGACGTTTGATCGTTTAATGAACTGGACGTCAAGAAATGAGTTCTTAGAACAACATCCTTTTTACGAACAGGTCCTAGGTACAACCGCTTTAGGGGATCCTGTTCGTTTAGGAGTTAGACAGGTAGATGATGGCTTTAGAGAAGTTCTTTCAAGGATAGGTCAAAGCAATTACAGAAGTAATATGTCGAATAAATTATCTAGGCGATAATTATGTATACGTATAAACTTTGGGTAAGAATCAATGATTTTCAGACAACAGAAACCTTAGTGTTTGCTAATGATGATTACCATGCAAAGCTTTTGGGTGAGTCACAATTCGGTGTTGGAAATGTTTTAAGTTACACACGAATATAAAAAAAATGGCTTATTCTGAACAAGTCCTCGATCATTATGATAATCCTAGAAATGTAGGTAGTCTTAATAAAGACGAAAAGAATGTAGGAACTGGGATGGTAGGAGCTCCGGCCTGTGGGGATGTAATGAAGTTACAGATACAGGTGGACGAGTATGGTATCATTACGGATGCTAAATTTAAGACATATGGATGTGGTTCGGCTATTGCTAGTAGTTCGCTTGTTACAGAATGGGTTAAAGGTAAATCTCTTGAAGAAGCAGGCACTATAAAAAATAATCAGATAGCTCAAGAGTTAGCGCTCCCTCCTGTCAAGATTCATTGCTCAATCTTGGCTGAAGATGCGATTAAAGCCGCGATTAAGGATTATAAGGAGAAGAATAATGTCCTTTGATTTTGACTTTAACGTTGACCAAGTACGTCAGTTAGTTCCACGTGCTCTTGGAGGTCCTGAATGGTGGTTTAATGAAATGCAAGAGGCATTTCCTAAGTATGAAATAGTTACCGTGCCGCGTGTTGCTTCTTTTATAGCACAATGTGCTCATGAAAGCGGTGGGTTTTCGATGATGGAAGAAAATCTTAACTATCGTGCTGCTACACTAACTAAATTATGGCCACAACGTTACCCCCCAGGTATTGCAGAACAGTATGCCGGTAAACCAGAACTTATCGCTAACAAGTCTTACGGTGGTAGAATGGGTAATGGTCCAGAGGCTTCAGGCGACGGATGGAAATTTAGAGGACGTGGTCTTATTCAATTGACCGGGCGAAGCAACTATACAGCATGTTCACGTGCTATGTTTGGGGATGATACCCTAGTTGAAAATCCGGATATATTGTTTGACCCTTACTATGCTATACATTCAGCATGCTGGTTTTGGGATAAAATGAAGCTTAACCAGTACGCAGACTCTAATGATATCTTAACAATGACTAAGAAAATAAATGGAGGTACGATTGGTTTAGCTGATCGTCAAAAACATTTTAAACATGCTATGGAAGTTCTTTCCGGTCACCATTAAGTATGAAGTTTAAGCATGTAGCTCTTGAACAAGTTGTCCCTACACTTAAGCAGGTAAACGAAAACGGTACCCGTTATTACGTTACCCCTGAAGGTTATAAGTACCCTTCTATTACAACTGTGCTTTCTGAATACAACCGTAAACAAATATACGAGTGGAGACAACGGGTAGGTGAAGAGCAAGCTAATCTAATTAGTAGACAAGCATCTTCTAGAGGTACGCGAATTCACAAACTGTGCGAAGACTATTTAAATAATGAAGAACCTAAATTTAAAACACCTCTAGATACTGAGTTATTTCATAGTATTGTACCTGAGTTAGCTCGCATTAATAATATTCATGCTCAAGAGCTTAGAATGTATTCTGACCATCTACGTATAGCCGGTACTGTGGATTGCATTGGTGAACACGATGGCAGAATATCAGTTATAGATTTCAAAACAGCTAAACGTCAAAAACGCCAGGAAGATATAGAGAACTACTTTATGCAGGCAGCAGCGTATGCTATTATGTTTGAAGAAAGAATAGGTATTCCTATACAAAAACTAGTTATTTTGATAGCAGTTGATGATAGTTCCCCACAAGTTTTTATAGAAAAACGTGATAATTTTGTAGAATCGTTATTGTATTATCGCGACTTGTATGAAAGTAAGAGTGGCCTATATATTTAATAGTCTTTATAATATATGAATGGTTGTATGAAGCAAGCAGAAACGTGCTGCGGACGGGGCTTCGATGCCCCCTGGTCCACCAGAAGTATATTGCACTTCACTGATAAGGAAGACTGGTCGGCTGTATTCAACTGGCTAGTGCAGTATACTTCTGATGGGCCAGACATGGT